ATCTCATGTATTATTTTTGCATAATCAATAGCTTGTTTAGCTGATCCTGAAAATCGGGTTAGTTTAACTAAATATTCTGTTCCTCCTACCTCATTAAGCATATTATCTTTTTCAAAAAAATTTTTTAAAGTAATTGGATTTGCAATCATTCCTTTATTGTTCAAACTTTCAATTACTTCATAAATTTTAACATGAGCAGGGTCATAAAAAATAGATGAGCTTACAATAGTTGAAACTTCGTCTATAATATCATTATTAACTAATATATTATCCATAGCACCATCATATTCATATATATCTGGCATCAATCCTTGACCATTTCCTGTTACATCATCTATTACTGTACCATCTAATCCACTAGTTCCTGTTATATTACTCATATATTATTATATATATATTTAAATTTATATTTTAATTAACATAATTTTTTAATATATCCTAACAATTCATCTAATTCTTCAAACCACATTGTTTTAATATCCTTATTTAATACTATATCTATTTCTCCTTTTATTTTATTTAATTCTTTATTTAATTCTTCTACTTTATCTAATGTCATTGAATATATTGGCATATTAATTAAATAATTATATCCATTATTAACAACCGTAAATTTACTTGCTTCTTTTATAACACTTGTTTGTGTATCATATAAATGATATTTACTATCAAATAATTGTTTTAATAAATCATTCTTACTACATTCGGACACTTTAATTATTTTTTGAATAACTTCATTTATAAATCTAATCTTATTATCTAAAATACATAATTTATTATTTAATTCATTCAAAATGTATTCTTTTCTTTTTATATATAAATTAGTTCTTACTTTATAATGTTCATCCATAATTTGATACGGAGAATCATACTTATTAATGACATTGTCTTTATTATATGCATGAACATTATTTAATGAAATACTTGTAACTAATTTTAGTTTCTTTTCAAATAAAGTATAACCATCTTTTTTCGTAAATAACTTATCTTCATATATAAAATCATCTGATAATACAATCTTAATATTAATATCTTTTTCAGTTGAATAATTATCAAAATCAACAATCATATCACATTTTTCTGATAATATATTATCTTCTAAGAAATGTATATATTTATCAGTCCATTCACCAATTGGTAATTCTGTAATTACTAATTCATTGTCATTTAATTCATATATGCCTTTTGTTATATAATTTTTATCTGATATTTTAATAATATTGCCTTTGAAACCTTTATAAAATGGACTCATTTCCTTATAGGTCCCTATTGTATTTTTTCTTTTGATATTTTTAATAATTTCAACAGGGTTATATTGTGGGATACTAGTACTCCATCCAGTTCCAATACCTACCATGCCATTTACTAATACCATTGGAATAATTGGTACATAATATTCAGGTTCTACTGGTAATCCATCATCATCTAAATATTTTAATAATGGTAAGTCATCTTTTCTAAAGATTAAATCCGTAATTGGATTAATTTCCGTATGAATATACCTAGAAGATGCCGCATCATTGCCACCCATAATTCTAGTTCCAAATTGACCATTCGGCATTAATAAATTAATATTATTTGATCCTACAAAATCTTGTGCCATACCAATAATTGCTCCTTGCAATGACGCTTCACCATGATGGTATGCCGCATGTTCACTAACATATCCCGACAGTTGTGCCACTCTAATTTCAGAATATAATTTTCTTTTAAAGCAAGAATATAAAATCTTTCTTTGAGATGTTTTTAATCCATCTATACTCGAACCTATTGATCTGCTTGTATCTGAATTAGAGAAATGAATTAATTCTTTATTCACAAAATCATCAATATTTGTTTTCTTAATATTATAATCTAGAATAATTTCTTTATCATATTTCTTTAACCATTCCTTACGATTATCTGCTAATTTTTTATTAAATGCTAAATTCACTGATTCATCCGTTTTATCAGTAACAGAATAATCATTTACCTTTAATTCTCTAAAGTATTGTTTTGCTTCTTGTGCTGTAGATGTTCCTAATCCTTTATAATATTTAATATTATACTTATTAGAATTCTTTGTGGTTTTCTTCCAATTCTCATAATCTGTTAATGTATAAAATGGTTTTATATCTTTCTTTAAAGATACTTTTACAATTGGTGTAGTCATATATGAAATGAAATCAAAATTTAATAATTCTGGCCATAAATAATGGAACATATTAATTAATAATCCTTTAATATGGAATCCATCATGATCTTGATCTGTCATAATCATTATTTTACCATATCTTAATGATTTAATATCCTTATATTTTTTATTACTTTCCAATGCCAAAATCTTTTTAATATTAATAATTTCAGCATTAGAATTAATTTGTTTAATAGCTGCTTCACGGACATTTAATACTTTACCTTTCAATGGAAATACACCATATTTATCTCTACCCACTTCAGATAATCCAGCAATCGCCATAGACTTTGCAGAATCTCCCTCAGTTAAGATTAGTGTACATTCATGTGATTTCTTTGTTCCTGCCCAATTGGCATCATCTAACTTGGGAACAATAATCTTATTTTTCTTTTTACCATCTGTTTTCTTTAAATCTTTATTATCATTTTTATTATTTGCTTCTAAAATCTTATCAATTAATCCATTATTTGAACAGATCTTTTTGATAAACTTAGCAGATATAAGTGGTTTTGAACCAAACTTACTTTGAGATGTAATACATCTTTCTTTAGTCTGAGAATCAAAAGATGGATTTTCAATAACACTATTAATATATAGTGACATATATCTGCGAATAACTTTATCTTTAACATCTTTCTTATGCTTTTTCTTTATGAAATCAATAATACCCGTGGATATTTGTTTAGCAATACATTCTACATGAGAACCTCCTTTGCTAGTACAAATACCATTTACAAATGATACTTGTTCAAATGTATCATTATGAGATACTGAGAAGATAACATCCCATCTATCTGAAATAATTTCTTGGAATAATGAATTTGGAGAATCATTATATAATTTAATATAATCTAAGAATGATTTAATTTTAATTTTTTCATCATTTAGAGATACTGTTATAGATTTATCAGTAATTCCAGCAATATCATAAATCCTACGATACATTAATTTAATCATATCATCTGAATATTTCTCTAATTCAAATCTTTTAAAGTCACATTTCCAAGTAATTTTAGTATACGGTTTTCCTTGACATTTCTTAATAATAGGTTCATTACATTTAGTCATATTATTTTCCCAGGTTTGGGCATATTTTAACTTATTAATATGATCAACAGTTTCTATAGTAAATTCTTGTGAAAAGATATTTGCAAGTTTTGCTCCATATCCATTTTTACCACCAACAATTCTTTTTTCATCTTTTTTATAGTTAGATGATGTTAAAAGTTCACCAAAGATTAATTGAGGAATATATATTTTTTCTTTTTCATGTTTTTTTATAGTAATACCATTTCCATCATTTAATACAGTTATTGAATTATCTTCATTAAAGTTAATTTTAATTTGAGATACTTGGATAATATTAGGGTCTTCATCACTTTTACCTTGTAATCTAACAATTTGATCTCTCGCATTTACAAGAATCTCATTAAAGATATTCAATAATGCCGGGATATATTCAATTTCTTTAAACACGATTTTATTATCGTTTAAGATGGGCAGAACTTCATTAATTTTATCGATACCTCCGACATATGTATCAGGGGTGTCATAGATATGTTGTCTGAGTTCTTTCTTTTCATATTGTTCTGCCATTTTATAAATATATAGTTGATTTTTTTAAATATTAAATTATTTTTCAAATTTATATTTTATATTTAATCAATTAATTAATTTTTTATTTTTTTAATTAATTAATTTCTCCAAAATTTTTTTCTATGTTATATTATAAAAACAAAAAATGGGAGGAGGATTAATGCAATTAGTAGCTTATGGTGCACAAGATATTTACCTTACTGGTAACCCGCAAATTACTTTCTTTAAAGTTGTCTATCGCAGACACACTAACTTCTCTATGGAAGCTATTGAACAAACTTGGAATGGGACTTCGGCAGCTTCAGATGGTCGATGCACTGCCACCATTTCTCGCAATGGCGATTTAGTCCACAGAATGTATTTAGAATTAACTACAGGAGACACCGTCCTCGCTGAGGGGGGTAACTTTGGTGCCTCATGTATTACAGATGTTGAATTAGAAATTGGTGGTCAAAAGATTGATAAACAAAGTGGTTTATGGATGGAAACATGGGCTGAATTAACTGAACCTAATCCTACAGGCGCTTGTGGTAAAGCCAAGACCGGGAAAGTCATAGGTGGAACTTTGTTTCAAAAAATGAGTTTAATGGGTGGAGTAATAGATGGTGCCAGCTCTGGCACGGATATGGATAAGTTATTTGTTCCATTACAATTCTGGTTCTGTAAAAATCCTGGTCTAGCATTACCTTTAATTGCTCTTCAGTATCATGAAGTTAAAGTTGTCCTTAATCATACTATCGCATCAACGTTAGCCGCGACCGGACACAAGCAGGATAATAAATTATGGTGTGATTATATATACCTTGATACCGATGAACGTCGTCGTTTTGCTCAGGTATCTCATGAATACCTTATTGAACAGGTTCAAGAACAATCATTAACTGATGGTACCGGTGATCTTAATTTTAATCATCCCGTTAAAGAATTAGTGTGGTGTGCTTCAGCGAAAGTAAGTGGCACGGTGGCTCCGACATCAATAGCAATTGGAACAGAGACCCAGACGTATTTACTTAAATTAAACGGTCATGATCGTTTTTCTGCCCGTGACTGGAGATATTTTTCTAGAACACAAGTATGGCAACATCATTCGGGAGCAGGCGGATTGACTTCGGTGACTTCAGATGGAGACCTTGGTCTCGATGGACAATTCGATGACT